GTTACCTACAAAACTTGAAGCAGTTATAATTCCTGTAGTGTTTACACTTGATGATGCAGTTAATCCTGAGGCAGTAGTTGCTGTTCCAGTTAAGTTACCTACAAAACTTGAAGCAGTTATAATGCCACTAGTGTTTATATTAATACTAGAACTTACATTATTTGCTGTAGTTGCTGTAGTTGCTGTACCTGTAAGATTTCCAGTAAAACTAGAAGCAGTTATAATACCTGTAGTGTTTATATTGATTGATGTTGATACACCAAGTGCTGTAGTTGCTGTAGTTGCTGTACCCGTCAAGTTACCTACAAAACTTGAAGCAGTTATAATGCCACTAGTGTTTATATTAATACTAGAACTTACATTATTTGCTGTAGTTGCTGTACCTGTAAGATTTCCAGTAAAACTAGAAGCAGTTATAATACCTGTAGTGTTTACGTTAATAGTAGAACTTACATTGGATGCTGTAGATGCTGTACCAGTTAAGTTACCTACAAAACTAGAAGCAGTTATAATTCCTGTAGTGTTTACACTTGATGATGCAGTTAATCCTGAGGCAGTAGTTGCTGTACCTGTCAAGTTACCTACAAAACTTGAAGCAATTAAATTTCCTGTAAATCTTCCAGTACCAACAACATCTAAATTATAATTTGGAGTCGTGCTTCCAATTCCCAACAAACCTGATGGGTTAAAAACAAGTTTACTGGATGGAACTACAACTGTTGAATAAGTACCAGCACTTGCTGAAGATGGAGTGAGAATTGGATAATAATAACTATTCTCGTCAATTGCAGATATTGTATTTTTTGCTACTCCAATGAGATCAGCACCAGACCCCACAAAAGATGTTGCAGTTACTGAACCAGAAACATTTATATTCCCTAAAACATCAAGTTTTTCTTTTGGTTGAGTAGAACCAATACCAATAGAATAAGAACTTGAGAGAATTATATTTGAATTTACCTTCCCACCGACAGAAAAATCTGTGCTAACAGAAACTAAAGGAGCATTTACCTGCAGGGTATCTCCACTCTCAATTAACGAAGTTCCTGCTATTCCAGTAAAATTTAGTTGATTTAAACCGAAACCTTTATCTGCCATGAGAGTTTTTAAGTATTTATGTTTTCATTTAAAATGACAAATTAATTACAACAAACTTCCTCTTACGAATCTGTAAGTGGTTACTCCATTCACTCCAGACTGAGGAGTAACTTGCAATTTACAGTCAGTCCCATCCAAAGTTGCTCCAATTGCAACCAAAGCATTTTTATTGTACATAATTCCATAAGATTCAGCATTTGCGATAATGCCATCTTGCATGATTAAAACTTTTTGAACTTGGATACTGCTACTAAAACCAATATGAACAGAATATTCAACTAATTTAAAGTCGGTAGTTGTAATGGAAAAACTATCTATGAATGTGGTAATTCCGACTGAAGCAATAAAATTACCAGTTCCTGTTTTTATTCCATAAGTTTCAACTTGTAATGGTGTATTGGTGGAAGTTGTTGAACTTCCAATCGTAGTTATACCAGAGACACTCAGTGAAAAAACGGATGCAATACCACCAGTTACATTTGTTGCCGTGGTTACTGCACCTGTCAAGTTACCTACAAAACTTGAAGCAGTTATGATACCAGTAGTGTTTATGTTGATATTGGAACTTACATTGGATGCTGTAGTTGCTGTACCTGTTAAATTACCCACAAAACTTGAAGAAGTTATAATTCCAATAGTGTTTATACTAATTGATGTTGACACACCAAGTGCTGTGGATGCTATGGTTGCTGTAGTTGCTGTACCTGTTAAGTTACCTACAAAACTTGAAGCAGTTATGATACCAGTAGTGTTTATGTTGATAGTGGAACTTACATTGGATGCTGTAGTTGCTGTACCTGTTAAGTTACCTACAAAACTTGAAGCAGTTATAATACCTGATGTATTGATATTTGCCGTTGTACTAAACCCAGATGCAAATGAGGCTGTTCCTGTCAAATCACCAACAAAACTTGAAGCACTTACAGATCCAAGAAATTTTCCATTTCCTTCTACATCTAACAATTCTGTCGGTGAATTACTTCCAATTCCAATATTTCCTGAAGAATATACAAATCCACTTGCTGCTCTAATTAAACCACCACTACCGTGATACATTATTTGATTTAATTGTCCAGGTGCTTTTAAGGAAAATCTTATCGTTGCAATTCCAGTTTGTTCTGAAAAACCAGGACCAACTGGGTCTACCGATACAATATCACCAACTAGATTAAAAACATTGAAACTATTTGCTGCTCCTACTTGAATATTATCATCAAAAATAGTGAAGGAACCGGGAATTAAACCACCAGTTAATATCTGAGAAGATGCAACCCAATATCTTTTTCCAGGGTTATTTTTATTAGCAACAAGTAAATATTGATCACCAGATACTGAAGGTGGTGATGGATTTGCACCAATAGAAGAAGGGCCAACCAATGGATCTCCAAGATCTGGTTCTGCTTGATTTAATCCTAAAAATTCATACCTATCGGATGTCAGTCCAGTTCTTGTTTCTTTTTTGACTCTTCCAGAAATATACTTATACATTTAAATTATCCTTTTGCAGTTTCTAAAACACTTAATACAATATTTAAGTTATCATTGGAACTTGCTGAAACTTTAATTACATCACCAGTTTCCAACACAAGTCTTCCGTCTGGAATTAAATTTACAGAGTCATTGGGTGGAACAGAAACATTATTTGCAAATTTATAATCAGTGGGAGATTCTGTGCTTCTGGAATGGACAGCAGATACTGTATAAGTGGTTGTTCCTGCTGAGACATTTGTTACTTGTGCCAAAATTACAATTGATGCAACTCCAGAAGGGCAAGTATAAATTCCAACGTTGGAAGTGGTTAAAGTTTTCCTTACAGTTTTAAATGTATTAAGTGCTACTACTGCCATTTTATCGTCCTAATGCAATGAGTAAAGGTGTTACTGTATTTAACAAACTTTGGCTGAAGGATCTTCCACTAATGGTTCCAGTTAACTGATTAATGACTACACCCTCACCAATTCTAAAGTTTCCTGACTGGTCAGTACTAGTATAAACCACTTCTCCTCCATTTATCCTAACGACTTCATTCTGTTGTCTTGTCACACCACCTTTGGATGGTCTTGCAGATTCAATTGTATTACCTGCTCCTATATATTCAAATGATATTGTGGAAGCAACCTGCAAACTCATTCTAGAGAAATAAGCAGTAGTTCCTGCACTGACTGTATTATTTAGATTCTCAGTTAATGTGATAGTCGAAATGCCAGCAGATGGTAAAGTTGCACCATCGACTTTATAATATATTGGTGCAAGATTTGCAGAAGCAGTTGCCGTAACTCCAGCACCAGGACCACTAATTGTTACAGTTGGTGTAGTTAAATATTGATTTCCAGTGCTAATAAGATTAATTGAAACCACTTTCCCATTTTCAATTACAGGGAATGCCTCGGCAGTAATTCCATTTGGACCAGTTGGAGAACTAATTGTAACAATTGGTTCCGATGTATAACCAGAACCACCATCAGTGACACTTATAGATTCGACAGAATAATATAAGTTTCCAAAATAAATTGCTTGTCCTTGATATGGTCTATTAGTTCCCAAACCAGAAACTGTAATTATATTTTGACCTATAGTAGCATTTGTATTTGCAGCACCAGTATATCTAAAAATTGATCTACTAGAGTAATCTCCTACACCATTTGAGTATAATCCATAAGTTCCAAATGAATTATTAGAGTTAGTAATATCACACTGACCACCAGAAGATGTATAAATTGCAATGTCATCGCAAATTGTAAAGATAGAAACTAATTGTGCGTATCCACCATTAGTAATTGAAACACCAATTCCTCCTTGATTATATTGAGTGTATGAATCCACACTCATAGAACCTTGAATACCATTATCAATTTCATCTCCAGGTTCTGCATCAAAACCATTTACCTTTAATCCAATGCTATTTGGTATGAAATTTGTGCAGTTGCGAATATAAGGACCTTTTGAAACAATTCCAACACCAGGAGAAAATACTGTTCCTCCAAGTTTAGTACTAGACCAATTATTACTTGTTTGCCCATTATATGCTGAAGGATATGTTGTATTGATTCCAGCACCACCGAGAGCACTTAAACCATTGTTGATAATTGTAGTTACAATTCCAGCACAACTATTAACTGCTGAAAGAACATTTGCACAAGAATTGATATTAGTGTTTGAACCAGTTGAAGAGTCTGCCTGGATACTTAAATCTTTTACTTGTGTATATTGACTTTGATGATTTCCAGACCAAGAAATATTATTAATACAAGAAAATGCAATTCCAACTGAATAATTAATTGTATCAATTACTGCTTGCTTTATGCTATATCCATTGGTGTCAATTCCAGTAATATTAGGAAGATTATAAGAAGATACCCCAACTCCTACAGACTTTGAGTTTCCACCTCTTGTAATATCATAACAAATTGACTTAAAGATGTTTTTAATATCATTGGAAAAATCTGGATTTCCAGGAGGAATAACAAATGCTGGATTTTTATAACTTGTACTGGTTAAATATCCTACTGCTTCTTTGGAAATAAAATCAAGATTCATACGAATCATTCTTGCAGCATCAAAAAATCTATCAGTAGAAACTCCCAGAAGGGGTTGAAGTGCTACTACTGATGCACCATTTGTTGATGGAGAACCAATAAAACTCAAATTGGTAATGTGAACACCATTATTGACATGGAATAAATCAAGTCCAGAATATTGCGGTGAAACCAAACAGTTACGAAGTTCAGTTCCCTCAACAGAAACATTTTCAGATAAAACAATTGGATTAGTTTCAACATAAGTTCCCGGAAAAACCTTAATTGTATCACCAGGCAGGGCAAGTGCTGCTGCTGCTTTTATGGTTTTCTTTGCATCATTATTCAGCAATCCAGTATTTGAATCATTGCCTTCATAAGAAACAAAAATTGTTTTTCCAATAGAGGTACGAATTCCAACCCGAACTATTCCCTTTCCAGAAGTTTGTGTTGATGATAAGGTAAGACCAGTGCCAACATTGATTTGTGTTACAATTCCAACTAAAGTTGCTCCACTTCCAAGGTAATTATTGGAATATAGTGTTGTTGCTGTCAAAAATCCAACAGTGGCAGTACCAGAAACACGAACATCAGTTGCTGTTAATAATCCAACTGTTGCGATGCCAATAGATGCAAATCCTAATGTTGCAATACCAACAGATGCAAGACCAATATTTGCAAAACCAATTGTTGCGATTCCAATGGAAGCAGCAGTTGCAACTATTCCCCCACTAAAATTACCTGAAAATGTACCTGCTGTTAAAATACCAGATACTCTAACATTAGTAAAAGTTCCAAATCCTATTGTTGCAATTCCAATTGATGCTGCAGTTCCAACCAATAAACCTGAGTTTATTCTTGTATTATTGATGAAGTCAAGAGTAGAATCATATGCCGAAAGTGTATTCAGTCCAGTGACTGTGGTTGCAGTAACAATTCCTAAAGTTGCATTGGGTGAATTTAAATTAGTTGCTGTTAGAAATCCAACAGTAGCAATGCCAGAAACACGAATATTAGTTGCTGTTAAAAATCCTATCGTAGCAGCACTTGATACTCTAATATTTGTAAATGACCCAAAACCAATTGTTGCAATTCCTACACTTGCAAATCCAATTGAAGCTAAGTTAGTTATAGTTAAATTGGTTGTTGTTGTGAGACCAGATACTCCCAAAGTACCAATTGTCCCAATACCAGTAATATTTAAATCAACACCAGAAACTGTTCCACCAGAAAGATTCACTGCTGTAGTGGCAGTGGCAGCATTTCCCCCAATATCAATATTTTGAAAACTTCCAGGAGTAATAATATTTGCAGTATTTGCTGTTCCTACATTAATATTGTAAAATCCAGACAATCTTGCAGACGGAACTGTGCCACCTGTGATATTTGATGCATCAGTAAGAGCATCAGAAGAAAACGAGGAATCAACTGAAATTGGATAATATCCAGTCAATCTTGCACTGCTGATTATTCCTGCATTAATATTTTCAGCATTGGATAGATTACTTGCATTTGTTACCGTTATATTATAAGTTCCAAGTAATCTTGAAGGACTGATTGTCCCAGTAGTTATATTTCCAGCATCATTTAATGTATTCGCAGTCGTTGCATTTCCTTCTAAACTTCCAATAAATTTATTCGCAGTAATTGTAGTGGCACCAACTATTCCACTGTTTTGCAGATTAAGATTATCTCCAGGTGCTAACTCCTCAATCTGTT